CAGAGGCGCAGCGTCTGCGGGCGGCGGCGGATCGGGAGCGCGACGATGCGCTCCAGCGCCTCGGCGCCACGGCCCGCGAGACCGCCCGCCAGGTGCGCGAAGTCGAATACGAGAGCGCCCCGGCCGGCCAGACCGTGTTCCCTGCCGCCGCAGTGCAGGCGGCGCAGATCCGCACCGCGGACCAGCAGGAGCGCCGTGAGGCGGAGGCACACCGCAGCCGCGTGCGCGCCATGGACGACGCCCGCCGCGAGGTGGAGCGCTTCGAGCAGCAATCCCGCGATGCTGTCGCCCGCATCGGCGAGACCGCCTTCGAGCGGATCGGCCAGGGGCTGGTGAACGCGTTCACGTCCGGCGGCAAGGCCGCGCTCGACTTCGGCAGCCTGGCCAGGTCGGTGCTCGCCAGCATGGCCGCCGATCTCGCCAAGCTGGGCCTGGTCAACCCGCTGGCCAATGCCGTCTTCGGCACGATGCGGCCGACGCTGGCCGGCGCGGCCTCCTCGCTTGGCGCTGGCGGGCAGGAGGGCTTGGGCGGGTTGTCCAGCCTGGGCAGCGTGCTCGGCCTCGGCGGCATCGGCACGTCGATCAGCGGTCTGCTCGGCGCGCCGCTCTTTGGGCAGGCGGCGCTCTCCTCCGCCACCAGCAACGCGCTCGGCGCCATGGGCGGCGCCTATGGTCCGGCCACCGCCGCGCAGCTCGGCCTGGGCGGCGTCACGGTCGGCAGCGCCCTCGGCGCGCTCGGTCTCGGCTTTGGCGCCGGCACGCTGCTCAACAGCTTGGCCGGCGGCAAGCAGACCGGCGGCATGATCGGCTCCGGTGCAGGTGCGGCGGCCGGCGCGCTCATCGGCTCCATCATCCCCGGCATCGGCACCGTGCTCGGCGGCCTGATCGGTGGCGCCGGCGGCGGGCTGCTGGGCGGCATGTTCGGGCCGCGTGCCTCGAACCGGGAGGGCAACGCCAGCTTCGACTTCGCCTCTGGCGCAATCTCCATCGGCGGCCAGACCGGCAGAAAGTTCAGCCAGGCGAACCGCGACGCCGCTGCGGCCGCCGCCCAGCAGGTCCGCGACCTCGTCGCCGGCATCGCCACGGCGATCGGTGGCAGCATCGGCAGCGGCAGCTTCACGATCGGCGTCGGTGACCGGGATGGTGTGTATGGCCGGATCGCCGGCGCCGAGGCCCGCCGATACGGCCGCGACGAGGCTGGCCTACAGGCCCTCGTCGGCGATCTCGTCCGCGGCCTGGTGCCCGGCATCACGGGCGGCCTCGCCACCGAACTCCGCACCGCCCTCGGCACCGCCGGCGCCAACACCCCACAGGCCATTCTCGACATCGCCGGCTGGCTAGGTTCGGTCTACCGCCCGCTCACCGAAATCCAGGAGCCGCTCGACGCCTTCACCACGCAGCTCCGGGCACTGAACAAGACCTATGACGACGCGATCACGCGCGCCCGCAACCTCGGCCTGTCGGAGCAGGCGCTCAACGAGGGCCGCACGCGTGCCATCGCCGAGCTGGAGCGCCAGCGCCGCGACGCCATGGCGCCGCAGGTCACGGGCGTGGTGGCCTCGCTCGCCGACTATGCTCGCGGCCTCCGCGTCGCCAACGACAACCCGCTGACTCCCACCGCGCGCCTTGGCCTAGCCAGCAGCCAGTTCGACGCCGATCTCACTGCCGCCCTCGGCGGCGATTTCCGGGCCGTCAGCCGCATCCAGGGCAGCGCCGATACTCTGCTCAGCCTGTCCCGCGACGTCTATGGCAGCGGCCAGGGCTTCGCCGCCACCTTCGACCGCGTGCTAGCGGGGATCGGTGGGATCGCCGATCTCGGCGACGACCGCCTGACCGCCTCCGCCTTGGCCGCCGAAACCCGCAGCCAGACCGAGACGCTGGTCGACGCCCTGGCCCGGCTGCAGGCCGAGGTCACCGCGCTGCGGCGCGAGGTGCAGCAGGCGGGCGCCAACCCGCTCGCGGCACGCGCGGCATGAGCGATCTTCTCAACGGCACCGGGCCGCTGTTCCTCGCTGCCGAGGTTGAAATCTACCAGCCCGGCGGCACCGCCACCGCCGCGCCCGGCGAGGCCTGGGGCGTGCTCGCCACCGGCACGCTGACCCGCCAGCCCGAGCCACTCACCGACTTCACCCTGCTGCGCGCCTCCGATCTCGGCTGGGTCACCCGTGCTTCCGATCCCGCGGGCATCCAGGCCTATGCGCCCATCCTCACCTCCGGCGTCGAGATCGACCGGCAGATGGACCTCGCACCCGGCGGTCAGGGCGCCGCCGCCGGCTGGGGCGCGCTGCGCTTTGCCAACGAGGCCAGCGCGCTCACCACCCTGGCGCTCTCCCGCAACGCCGATGGCCGCGCCGTGCGCCTCCGGCTCGGGCGCAAGGTACCAGCCGCCTATGGCTGGCGGGATCCGCCCTGGGCGCACACCGCCAATCTGCTCGCCGGCATCGGCGCCGGCTGGCTGCTCGACGAGAGCGAGCTGCGCCTCACCCTGCGTGATCCGACCTACTGGCTGGAGCGGCCGGTCGATGGTGCGACCTATGGCGGCACTGGCGGCCTCGAGGGCAATGCGGCGCTCGGCGGCAAGCGCAAGCCAAGGCTGCGCGGCGGCACCGCCACCGATCCCCTGCGCGAGATCGCCCCCGTCCTCGTCGATCCTATCGCCGGCATCTACCAGGTGAGCGACGCGCCGGGCGCGGTGGTGACGCTCTACGAGCGCGGTCTGGCCGGTGGCATTGCCTTCCACGCCGGCGTGGCCGACATCACCGCCGCGGCGCCGCCGCCCGGCACCTACAGCGTGGAAAGCAGCAGCCGCGGCCTGTTCCTCCGCCTCGGCAGCTTCCCCCCGGCGGGCCTGATCACCTTGGATGCCTGGGGCGCCTTCCCGGACGGGGCCGCGCCGGGCACCGCCGCGGGCGTCGCGCTGGAACTCCTGCGGCAGGACCTCGCCGTGCCGGCCGCGCTGCTCGAGGCCGCGAGCTTCGCGACGCTGGCTGCCGCCTGTTCCTGGCCTGCCGGGATCTGGCTCGGTGCCGACCAGGCCATCGACGGGGCGGCGCTGAGCGGCCTCCTCCTGCGCTCCTCTGCCGCCCGTCTCGTTCCCCGCCGCGACGGCACGCTGGCCGCCGTGCCGCTCGGCCCGCTGCCGAGCGGCGCGACGCCGGTGGCAAGCTACACCCCGGCTGAGATCGTCGACTGCACACCGCGCGAACTCGGCCCGCCGCTGGCGCCCCCGCCCTATCGCATCCGCGTCGGTTGGGGCCGCAACCACACCGTCCAGACCAGCAGCCTCGCCCCCACCCTCTCGGGCACGCGCATCCAGGAACTGGCCCAGGCTTGGCGCGTCGCCGCCGCCGGCAGCGCCGAGGTCAGCACCGCCTGGCGCCGCCCCTCCGATCCGCCGCTGGTTGAGACGGCACTCACCAGCAGCGCCGGGGCCAATGCCCTCGCCGCCCTGCTGCGCGACCTCTGGTGCGTGCCGGCCGGGCGCCGCCTCTACGACGTCAGCCTGCCGCTGCCCCTCGCGCTGGCCCGAGACCTCGGCGACGTCGTGGCCCTCACCTATCCGGGTCCGCTCGCCGCCGGCGCCCTTGGGCGGGTCGTCGGCGAACAACTCCGCACCGCCGACACCCTCGCCACATTCCAGGTGCTCGCATGACCTGCCTCCTCGGCTGGGAGAACCACGCCCGCACCGCCACCCTGACCGCCAGCGCCGCAGTCGCGGGCCTTGGCGCCAGCCAGTTGCAGAATGACCACGGCGCGACCTCGACCAGCTGGCACACACCGGCCGGCACCACCTCCGCCTGGCTGCTGATCGATGCCGGCGCTGCCGTCGCATGGCGCGGCTTCGGGGTGTTCAACACCAACCTGACCACCGCCGCGACCACCCGCTGGCGCCTCGGCAATGACCCAGCCTTCGCGACCGCCCTGCTCGACAGCTTCACGCTGACCAGCACCGTCGCCGCCGGTTTTCGGCAGAGCCTCTACCTGCCTGCCAGCACCGTCACTGCACGCTACGCCCGTCTCGACCTGGCCGATCCCACCAACCCGGAGGGTGCGCTGCGTATCGCCCAGCTCTATGCCGGCCACGCCGTCGCGCCGCTCCGCAATTTCGGCTTCAGCTCCAGCTTCGCGCGCATCGCCGAGGCACCCACCCTGGTGACGCGCGGGGGGCAGGAATTCCCCACCCTGCGCTACGCCCGTCGTGCCTGGCAGCTCACCCTGCCGGCGCTCGCCCAGACGGAAGTCTGGCCCCTGGTCCAGGCCCTGCAGCGCACCGCTGAGGATGGGCGGAACATCCTCTTTGTCCCGTTCCCGACCGGGCCCGACCTCGCCCGCGAGGCCGTGCTGGGCCGCCTCGTCGCCCCGTCGGCCATCTCCTGGCCCGGCCCCAGCCTGCGCGCCTGGTCAGCAACCATCACCGAGAGGCTCTGAGCCATGCTCGCCAACTTTGTGCAGGAAACCGCCAATGCCCCGGGCACGGCGGCCACCATCAACCTCGGCGGCCCGGTCGCCGGGCGCGTGGGTTTCGCGGCAGCCTATCCTTCGGGCGCCACCTGCTTCTACGGGCTCGACGACGGCACCCAAGGCGAATGGGGCATCGGCACCGTCACCCATGGCAGCCCGGTCACGCTCGCCCGCACCACCGTCCTCGGCAACACCACAGGCAGCACCGCGCGTCTGAACTTCACCGGCATCACCCGCGTCTACGCCACCCTGCCGGCCGAGCGCGCCGTCTGGCGGGACGCCAGCAACAACGTCTCGCTGCCTGGCGCCACCCTCGCCGTCGCACCCCCCGGCAGCGGACAGGTCCACCTCAACGCCGGCACAGCCACCAATCCCGGCTATGTCGGGTTCTTCACGGCCGATGGCACACGGCGCGGCTATCTTGGCTGGGGCGATGGCACCAACAGCCTGCTGCTCACCGCGGAGAATGGGTGGTCCTGGAAGGTCACCAGCAGCCTGACCGTGACTGGCCTGCTGAGCGCCGCAGGGGGCGCCGCGGTGAATGGCGCTGCCGGCTCGACCCGGGCGCTGGCCTGGCAGAGCGCCGGCAGCCTCCGCTGGCAGGCCACGGCCGACAGCACCGCCGAGAGCGGCAGCAACGCCGGCAGCAACTTCAGCTTTGCCGCGCATTCCGATGCCGGCGCGCTGATCGGCGCCGTCTACACCATCGCCCGCGCCAGCCGCGTCCTCGACTTCAAGCAGAACCCGACCGTCAACGGCGTCCTCGCAGGCGCGTTGTCCAACCGGCAGGTCTTTGCGGCATCTGGGACCTGGACCAAGCCCTCCGGCTATCCCGCCGACACCCCCGTGCTGGTCGAGTGCTGGGGCGGCGGCGGCGGGGGCTCCACCTGGGCCTCCTGGTCCGGCGGCGGGGGCGGTGGCGCTTATGCCGAACGCCTCATGCGCCTGGGGGAACTGGGGGCGACAGAAACCGTCACGGTCGGCAGCGGCGGCAGTGCTGGCAGCAATGGCGGCACCGGGGGCACCTCCTCCTTTGGCGCACGCCTCAGCGCCTTTGGCGGCGGTGGCGGGCTGCCCAGCAGCGGCGGAGGCGGCGGCGGGATCCACAGCGCCGGCAACGGCAGCGCCGGTGGCCGGCCCGCTATCATCGGGACCTCCGACAACCACTTTGGCGGCGCGCAGGGCGGCTCGAACATCGTGGATGAATATGGGAACAGCACCACCACCGATCCGGGCTGGTCCGGCTATGGCGGCGGCGGCGGCAGCTGGGACAACCGCGTCGGCGGTCGCTCCGTCTGGGGCGGTGGCGGAGGTGGCGGGAGCAACCAGCCGGGCGGAACCTCATCGCATGGCGGCAATGGCGGCACCGGCGGGACCAACAACGCGGCAACCCCCGGCGGGGGTGGCGGCCGCGCTCAACCAGGGGCCCGCGGCGAAGTCCGCGTGACGGTGCTCGCATGATGGCGGACGAAATCATCGAAGTGGATGCGCCGTCGGAGGGCGACGCGCTGCCAGCATCGCCGCACGTCTTGCGCTACGCCGTGGTCGAGCCGGACACAGGGCTTGTCCTCAATATCATCGAGGCAGAAGCCGGCTTCGTTATGGAGGGCGCGACGCTCGTCCTGGATGACGGCACCGCGGTGATCGGGGCCACATGGGACGGCGCGGCGTTCCGACCGCCGGCGCCTGTGCCAGAGCTGCCGCCACCGGTGCCGACCATGATCAGCTTTCGTCAGCTCATCCTCGGCCTGCTCGGCAGCGGCTTTATCACCGCGGAGCAGGCGCTCGCCGCTGCCGAAACCCGCGCGCGGCCGCCGCAGCTCGACGCGATAGTCGCCACGCTGCCCGAGGATGCTGCCCTCGCCGCGCGCATCACCTGGG